TCCGCGTACATCGGATCACCCGGATGCCGCTCGTATACGATGCACGGATACGAGAGCTTAAGCGACGGGAGTGGCTGGTAATAGACCTTGTCCGACCCGAGGATCTCGACCAGCTTCTCATGGAGAGCTAGCCGTCGGTCCATTATACACCCCCGTCAACTCGAGAACCAGACGGGGGAACTTCAGCTCCACATAGGAGATCTTCCAAAGTCCCCCCATCCAGCGTACGTACTTGAGGTTCTGGATATTATCTGTTAAGAACCCATCAGCGATAATGCTGATCTGATTGCTGAGGTTGATACTCCCCAGAATCTCGTCGCTGCTACCATAACGTCGTGCTTCACGAAACACATCACCATAGTACTGCTTCTCGATTGGTTTGTCTTCCCAAATTCCCGGCTCGGTCTGGACCTGAGTTACAAATCCTATCTCACCGAAGAATTTGGCCATCTATCACGGCTCCGCGACGACGTTACCAGACTCAACCTTGCGCTCGACGACAACAGCCGACTTGGGCTTCGTCAGCGCCCCGGAGAGACGAGTCTCCAGGAGGTAATGGTACTGGTTGAAGCTGATGTCGAAGTCCTCAGCCGCGAAGAGCTGACCACCCTTGTCCGCACCAATGGTGTAATCGGACATATTGACGATAATACCCAGAGCCTCGAGCTCACCATTCTTGGTAGAGGTGCGCTTCAGACCCTTCATCAGCGGAACCTTGACAATCTTAGAGACGCCGATGTAGTCGGCCAGCTCAGCAAGGGTGCGGAACTGGCGGTGGCCCATCTTGTCCTTCAGAAGGAGCATCTCGGTGACGAGTCGGGGATCGGCGAACCATGTGGGGTTACCGGCGCCATCGTAGTCATCCAGGGCCCGAACAATAGAGTCCAGAATGTCGTCGACCGACGTCTCCTTCGCCAGGATGACGCGAGGAGCGTAGAGGCTGTCCTCCTTGTAGATCGGGCGGATGCAGTCCTCCTTGATCTTGTCCTTGGAGGAGACAGGTCGACCATCACCAATGAGGACGGCCCGACCGAGCTCCTCCTCAAGCATGATCTTCATCTCACCGCGGATCCAGGAGACGACATCAAAGTCAGTGATGTCCAGGATGTCATCCCTATCCAACCTCTGCTTCTTATAGATGGTGGTCGGCGAGGTGGTACGCTGCAGAAGCGTGAAGACCTCGTCTTCCTTCTTATTACCCTTGATGTAACCCCGGGCACGGGCCTCATCAGCAGTAATGTCGGCGAAGCGGGTGCGAATTCGGGAGAAGGGTGAGTGCTTGGCAGCACCAACAACGGAGTCGACCCAATCGGTCTTGCGCTTGATGAACTCCGGAGTAGTCCACAGATCCTTTGCATCCGGGAACAGGGTCTCGATCTGCTTGATGCCGTAGGCATCGGCGTGGGCCAGGATGGCCTCCTTCAGGGAGCCGCTAGAGCGAGCGTCCTCGAAGATGGTCTCGACCTGGGCGTGAGTCAGGACGGGGAGCTCCTCGGTGGTAGCGGAGCCCTCAAACACGTTCTTGTGAGCCATAGTATCCTCAGTTGTGTCGGAATGGGCGGTGTCCTCGGCCTCTTCGGTCTCAGACTCCTCCGCCTCTTCATCTACGGAATCGACGAGCTGTCCGACGATGGCGTAAACCGCCGTCTTCTGCTCCTCTGTCATCCCTTCGAAGATCTCCCCGAGTGTCGGGTCATCCTCGTCGCCCTCAGCCTCATCGGCATCCGGCTCCTCCTCAGCGTGCTCGACGTCATCCGTCTCCTCCGCGTCGAAGTCCTCATCCTCGTCCTCATCGCCGTGAGAGACGAAGTCCAGCTGTGCATCGGTGTAGATGACAGCCTCGATCTCATCGCCGTCGTCACCATGCTCGATTGAGACCTGGTCGATGAGGGCACCAGGGTTGGCGCCGCGGAGCACCAGGCTCACCTCGACGAGCTCGCCGTGGACAACGTCATTGCCCTTAGCGCGAACGTGGGTGGCGTAGATACTCATTGCCTTAATGTCGCCGTTCTTGACCATCTCTCGAGCGGTCCGGCCACGATCGGTGTTGTTCAGATGGGCGTAGGCGTAGACCCCATCCTCTCGGACCTCCAGGTCGGCGTGCCCGAGGACGTTCTCGACGTCTCCGTGCTTGTGCTGCCAGACCAGAGGCACGGTCTTCCCATCGTACGCCGCGAATGCCCCGTGCCGGATGATCTTGTTGTCCGAGCACCGAACATCATTCTTCGTGGCGTAGCCAGAGAAATCGCACTTAACTGCCATTTTGACTACTCTCCATCAGTTCGGAAATTGGTACCTCCGATGCGGGGGTCTCGTCGACCGGCTCTTCGCCAGGCGGCTGTTCCTCGCCCATCGGATTGATGTTGGAGTTCACCAACTGGTTCGCTGTCTCGTCTTCGGACTGGGCCCAGCCGAACTTCGGGCGAAGCTCATTGGCCGTACCAATCTCATTGCGCTTGACAGAGTCGACCAGTTTGGACATCTCCTCCAGCGGGACATTAAGGAACGGATCCTCGATCGCCATGATCCGCTGACGCTGCGTTCGGGCAGTCTTGGTGAGGAAGGTCCGGGTGATAGCGTCCGTGATCGCCTTCAGAACTGGACGAACCGTTCGGTTCTGGTAGTTCAGCATCTGTCGAGCATCGGCCTTGCCGGTGAAGACATCCTCAGTCATTCCGAGCTGGTTGTACAGCTGGGTAGTGAGCCACTGGATCTGACTCATGAGGTTATTCTCGGACGGTCGGTTCAGCTGAGTGATTCGCTCGGCACCATCGGTGTAAGCGATACCGTACTGAGACCCTGCGAGCTGTTCCTCAATCGCCTTACGGCGTGCCTCGGCCTGCTGCTTCTTGAGCTCAGTCTTGACGACGTACGGAAGCTGAATGATAATGTCAAGCTTACCTGATCCAGACTGCTTGTCAATGGCGTCGAGTAGATGCAGCTTCTGAGTAAGTCGCTGAAGAGTCGAGCTAGGGGCGTTCATCACACTGTACAGAGGATTCTGCACAATAGCGACGAATTCCTTGTCGAGCGTCAGCTGCTCTCGCTGTCCAGTTTGATCGTTGTAGACCTCAACCCGGACGTGGCGAGGATACCAGTTCAGGATCGTTCCGATGCGCATCGACTTGACGTCGTATCCCTGGGTCATGTCAGGACTCACGTCAGTATCAACAGGGACGATCGCCACAGCGCCTTCCTCGAACAGAGTCAGGACAAGATCCTGGAAGAATCCCTGTCCGGTCTGGTCGATATTGGCACTCAGAGACAGACAGTCATCCAAGTAGCTACGGTAGTAGCTCTTGAGGTTGCCGTTCTCGTCAGTCTTGACATGTCGGATTGGTACATTCGATACATCGATAGCAATCTGGTTGTAGATGCTAGTGACAATCGTCTGATCCCCGACGACAGGCCGGTAGTTCAGGTTCGGATTTCCAAACGTCCACGATCCATACTCGGGTGTGAAGTTCTTCTTGTCCGGAGACCTAGTGAATGCATTCCAGGCGTGGCTCAATCGGTCGGTTAAACCCATTTCACCTCCTTGCTCATTCGAATGCCTCCTTGTTGATCTTGTATGCCACGAAGGCATCCATCAGAGCAGCTACTGAGTCAATCTTCTCTTCCGAGCGCTTCTTCAGCAGCTTTCGGTTACCGTTGGTATCCTCAAGAGTGACACAGTTTCCCATGGTGAAAGACATGAGTTCCTGGTCGAAGATGAGGAGTCGCTCCGCAGCCAGCTTCTTCAGTTCCCCGAGGGGGACCGATTCTGTCCTGGCTCCCTGAATGACCTTCTCAATACCATACGGGCCGTTCTCCTGCTCCCACCTGGTTACGAACTCCTTGGCGTTGTACGGGTCGAACCCAAATGCCGAGACATCGTACTTCTGTTCATCGATGTACTGGTCTAGATCTTCATAGACTTCCATCATGTCCAGGACGGTACCCTCCATGACTCGGAGGCTTCCTTCTTGGATGAACTCGTCATACTTCTGACGCAAAGCACCAGGCAGCTTCATGAGTGTGAGCTCAGAGATGTATGCCAGCGTCTTTACGCCGAAAGCCTGATTCCTGAGTGGGAATAGGAAGGTGAATGCACAGAAGTCATCGCCCTGGGACAAGTCTGCGCCCATAGCGCACTGCATGTTCCAGAACGTGTTCTTCCGGTGCGGGATAGTCTCCTCGTATGTGAAGAAGTACGTGTATCCCTCCATGGGGATCCCGAACCTCTTGGCGAGGATGTCGTTTCGAGCGGCCGGAGCTTGCTCCATTCGATCGACGTCCTGCTGGTACCGATCATAAGAGACAGTGATGCCGATGTTCGGCTGGGCTTTAACCCACATAGCAGGATCTGCTACTTCCTTGATGTCATCAAGGCGGTAGTAGAAGATTGAGATGTGAGGGGCGATGTATTCACCCTTCAGTATTTTGAGCAACTCCATCTTCATGGTGTCGCCCACCGCATTGCGGATGGTTCCCTCGGATGAGACGGCCAGAATGACCGGATCATCGATCTTCGAGGCGCCCTGTTCGAGGGCTCCAACAACGTCCTCACGGATGTCGCCGGAAAGCCACTCATCCACCGTACAAACCTTGGGCCGAAGACCCTGAAGCTTGTCGATAGACATGGGGCGGACCTCGAGAAGAGATCCGGTCAAGAAGTTCTCAACACCCTTCTTAGTTGCAACCAGCTTCTGGCGGTTAGCCCTCGCGCCGGTTGTATTTTGAATCGAGCCCTCAGTAAGGAACTTGTACAGCGGACCTCTTGCACGGGTGATGGCGGTCCGGAATGGACCCATCACTTCTTCCGCCTGCTTCATAGTAGGGGCCGTAGCGATCTGATGCGTCGTGGTAGTGTCGATCACCAGGAAGTAGTTCTGGATTAGAGACATATACATCGACTTCGCTGCTCCACGAGCAACGATCAGATACTGCTTGATTGTAAGGCGCTTCTTTACGGTTTTGGTCTCATAGCGACCGCCTACTCCATCCTCATACGGGACGAAGACCTGGCGATCCTCGAAGTAGTACCATCCAAGGAGCTGTTCGGCCCATAGCTTGAAGCTGTCCAGAAGATGGAGGTCGGCTCCGTCGGACAGAGTAAGCTCGTTCTCGCAGTATGCGATGAATCCTTCTACGGCTTGATCGTCGTAGTAGTATTCTGGATTGGCGACAAGCGCATCAATCCGGTTCATCTCACATGAGATCTCTTCGCATACTGGAATCTCGCCTCGGATGACTGCATCACGAAACTGCCCGTAGTATTTTGGTACTGCGGTGTTCGAGAGCATTACTTAGCAGTGCTCCCCGGGTTACGAGGATACCGCTTCTTCTTGGGCGAGGGCTTAGTCTGCTTAAATGACTTGGGCTTCTCGATCTGCTTGCGTTCAGGAGCCTTCTTTAGAGCGGGACCACCGATAGACTTGGCTTCCTTCTTGGTCTCCTCGGCTACGACAGAAGCTGCCTCAGCGGCTTCCTTAGCCTTCTCCGCCGCCTTCTTAAGAGTCTCGGCTGCGGACTTCCCTTCCTTACCAGTATCGAACGACTTATCGAAGGCGGTTTTCATGGCCTTGGTTGCTGCGTACGTACCAGCCTTAGTCAGAGAGTTCTCGAGGATCGATCGAGTGACTTCACGACCTCGAACCAGGTGGCGATCGGCCTTGAGCTCCCGATAGCGTTTCTCTTGCTCCAGCCGCTTAATTCGAGACTGGAGCTCGGTGTCACTGATCTTTTTGTATCCGCGGTTTGCGAACTTCTTTCGGGCCTTGGCTGCCTTCTTGGCTTCGACCTTTCCGGCAACTCGTGCGTCATGAGCCTGCTTAGCCTTTCGAACGCTAGATGCCGTCTTTCGTGAAGCATCGACGGTGAAGCGTCCTGTCTTCTTGAGGGCTCTAGCTGTTGCGACACGTCCGGCGGAAGCCTTCTTACGAATGACGCCCCATCGCTGTCCCTTTACGCCGTGGTGGACGAGGTCTTCTACCTCTGCTTCCCCTCGGTCTGATAGATCAGTCGCCATGCTGCCTCCTCGATCAGCTTCTGGTATGCCGATACCAAGAAGGAGTTCCCCGGTGGGTCGAAGAACAGCTTAACCTTCATGGCGATGTAAGATTTGATTGCGGCCTCGTCGTCGATCTGGTCGAAGACGGTCCAGGCCGTGTCTTTGTCAATCGGGGAATCGCATTTTGGCCCCAATTGTGCGAGATCCATCCTTGCAGTGTTGATATGCATGAGGATCTGGTCGTCGAAGACGTCATAACCCGGCATGATGCCGATCGCCTTCTTGGTATCTTCAAGAATCGTTCCCATTAGATCCTCCAGGGAGCTTGATCATTCGGTCGACGCTCAACAACTCGTGGTGTCAACCTCGATCGGTCTCCGAAGTGTATCGCGTTGTGGGTATTCTTGGTTGTCGTGATGAGAAACTCTGGCTCGAGGATGTCTGGATTGAATTCCTCGAGATCTTTGGGTTGAATCGGATTCATGTGGTGGATTAGCGGCATGTATCTGATGTCAAGTCCCTCGATCCCGAGGTCACAGGCCTCATCTCGAGCCAGAACAAAGTTCCTGACCTTCTTCCACTCCGTCGAGGTGTAGAATCGTTGGTTCAGGTAACGATCGAAGCCAAACGTAGACGTACCGACTTGCCCGGTGAGAGCCAGGTAGTCAAACCGCTCCTCAAAGGTCTCGAGGCGCGCCAGTTCAGTATACGTTCGTAACATCTCCCGCTCCAGAGTATGTACGGAAGGCTTCGATGGCTTCTTTGGCAATCTTCTCGGCTTGCTCCGCGCTGACGAGCGCAGTCTTCTTCGCCTCGAGGAGTGCTGTTTCGTTCCTCAGCTTCTCTACCTCCAGCTGTTCTCTTGTGGAGGCGAGCTTGAGGTAGTGGTTCACCGTGGTTGCCGGTGCTGTACCCTCCCGAAGCTGCTTCTCAGCGAGCTCAAGCGCTAGATTGATCATCTGCGCCTCTCGTTGTTCCACAGTTCGAGCGGGTTTAGAGGGTGTTGCGGCCCTTTTACCCATAGTTGCTCCTTAGATAGAGGGCGTTTGGGGCCAATTGAGGGCTAGATTCTAGGGCCCGTTGTGAGCGAGACCAGCAGGAAGAAAGGAGCACACGAGAAACTTCCTGTGGGCCCTAGAACCTAGTCCCCAATTGGCTTTCCAAATATCCCTCCGGGGAAAATATGGAGGGGGCGGCGATGAGGGTGGGGGGCCTAAATTGCGGACCCCCCTCCCCCGGTGTCTACGAAGAAATTTTATTTTTCAATCATCGATTTCAAAAGTTTGATAGAAATTTGTCACATCAAACTTGAGAATTCGATCAATTGCGTTTTCAATTTCTTCGATTTCAAGTTCTTCACTTAACGAATCGCTTGACACACACAGCCTAGCCACCAGGCCACAGGTACCGTAGCCGTGTGCTGTGTCGAAAGCAAACCATTCGTCCCATGAAGTTCTTGGATCGTAAGGATTGTCCACTGTGGACAGCATCCTAGCCATAGTAGACCTCCTCAGAGAGGCCCTGTGAGAGGGTGTGTACCATGGTATGGTCAGCCCTCCTCTAGAGCACGGTGTACAGATGTGGTAGAAATTCCCAAAGCTTCAGCAATCTCAGCAGCAGTCTTACCTCTACTACTCATAGCCTTGGCTCTGGCCACCATGCTGGATGACACCTTAGGCTGGGACCTAGGTGTAGCCATTTCCCTAACTACTGATTCATCAGCAAGTTCAAGAACCTTGTTGAGTGCAGCCTGTGAGACAGCACCTTCTTGGATAGCCTGCCACTCTCGAGGTGTGATAGAGAAAGGCTTCTTACCAGCCCCAGTTCTTGAACGGGCCTCGGCTAAAGCCTGGCGGCGTGCTTTCTGAAGGCGCTCTTTATCAGTGGCAAGAGTTGGATCAGCTTGCTTCTTAGCCCTGATGACCGCGTCTGCTAGGACCTGTGCCTGGCGTTCACGGGGTTTATTCCGGAGGGCCTCGTTAACTTTGGCCTTGAGGGATTTAACCTCAGGGGCATAGGTCTTTGCAGCCTGGGGGTTCTTTCGAACAGCGGGGATAGCAAGTGTAGCCTTACGGGCTTCGTTAGCCATAGCCTTCAGTTCGTTAGAGTGATTGGCATAGACCGTTTCGATAGCACTCCCGTTCTTAGAAACGAGGGAGTATGCATCATGGGTCTCAGCCAACTTAGTAGACTTCTCAGTACGAAGCACAGTCTTACCATGCTTGTCTACATAAGTAGCCCCAGTCTCTTCATAGACCTTGCGTCCTGTCCGCTTATCGATAGGCCCACCCTTTGAAGCGGACCGGGCTTTTCTTTCAGCGACACGCTTCTCGGAAGAAGCACGGCTGATAAGAGTTGAAGCCCCAGCATTTGCCTTGCCCTGGTATTTCTTCTTGAGGGCGGCAATACCATTATCAATCTCGGACTGCTTGTAGTTGAGCTTGTGCTTCTCAGCGTCAATCACAACCATAGAGTGTCGAACGGCCCTGGCAATCTCAGCCTGGTTGGCACCACCGATAGTCATGTCAGTGATCAGGTTTGAAACCTCACCCATCTTCATCTGCTTCTGCTTAGAAGTCATGGGTTTCATACCATCGTATGCCGGGTACATAGCCTTGGGGTCGAAGTCCTTCAGGCCCTTGAGAGCCGGGGAGGTCTTGACCTTTCCACCATTGTTCGGAATGACAAGAACAGAGTCACCATCAAAGTCAGCACCAGACAGCCTTTCCGCAACCTTGGGATGGATCCCGATTGCATCCTTAACCTTAGTCCCTATTGCTTTTCTGGCATGGGGGTTTTTATTGTTGACTGTCAGTTCAGGGATCTCGAATCGTCCACCGTGAGGGTGACGAACAAGAACAACCTTCTCGCCGTGTTTGAAGTTAGGGGCGTAAACCTCCGTGGTCTTCATCTTGGGGACGGGAAGGATCACCTGGCTGGCCTGTCGAGGAAGAGCCGCGGCCTTCAGATCCACAGCGTCAGAGTCCACTGAGTCTGCGAAAGACTGCAGTAGCTTCTTCTTGACGGAAGGATTGGTGAGAGCCATGATCTCTTCGAACTCGGCACGGCGCTTGTCTCGTACCTTCTGAAGCTGCTGCTTAGCAAGAGAGACGGGCTGCTTCGAGAGGAACTGGGAACTCAAGGTCTTCGACCAATCGCCCCAAGTACCCTCATCGTTGACGATGTTCATCGCAGAGAGCTTCTTCCGACCGTTCGAGTCGGTGTAGTGAAGCTGCTTGCGGATTACCGAACCGAAGGGGTTCGACGGGTCACCAGTCTGCTTCTTGAGGGCATCCAGTTTGTTCCCAGTGGGGTTCTTGTTTGTGTTGAACCGGAGATCATATCCCTTAGGAATGTCATCCGAGTACATAGCCATACCCTTGAGGTAGTGCGTACCATCAACACTGATTCGAACCTGAGCATAATTTGAGCCACCGAGGGAGAGGTCTTTGACTCCGCGTCGAACCTCAATGACGCCGTCCATATCGGTACCACCCTCGTTCCCATAGCGAACCTTGAGTCGCTTGCTGGAAACTGCAGTGGGCTTCTCGATACCGTACACGGTTCGACCCCGGTCCTCAATATTGACACCCGGGGCCTTAATTTCGCCCCGCTTGGCCAGAACCGTCTTGTAGTCCATGCCTGGAGGCACCAGGACCTTCATTTCGGTGAACTTACCGGTCGTCTGCTGCTGGACCTTCACCTTGTGGACGTGGTAGCCCTCAGCCTCGAGCATGGCTGTGGCGGTCTTCATCTTGGTGCTTGTGACACCCATGTTGACCTCAACACCGAGTCCGACGTCAAGTAGACCGTCCTTGCCGACCTGCTTCTTGAGCTCCTTAGCAAGCGCCTCAGTACTCCCCGCCCTTTCTTTGAGGGTGGGGTCTAAAAGCGCTCGAACGGAGGACTCGTTGATGCCCATACGGCGACCAATGGCCGTGTTGGACATTCCCTTCTCCTTTAGACGGGCAACCATCGCAACATCAGCCTTACGCTTCTCGTTCTTAGCGATTGATCGCTGTGCTCGGAGCTGGGTGGTGGTCATTCCAAGTCCCTTGGCAATCTCAGTCTCAGTGAGACCCTTCGCCTTGAGGTCCTTGATAGTCGAGAGTAGGTCACCAGAGTGCTGGTGCGGGTCCTGTCCAGAACCCCAAGGATAGCGCCCGGAACGGCGCTTAACACCATAGTGGGCGAGATCCATTAGGCCTCCTCTTCCTTGATCTTCTCGATCAGCTTGTCGAACTGGATGATGGTGTCCATGATTCGGGCAATATCTTCGCCCTCAGGATTGGCTACCTGAATATCGTCATTCTGGTAGATGCGGAGCTCATAGTTAATAGCTCCGGGACGCTCATCATACTCAAGACAGAAGAGTGCCGCGTAGATCATGAGCTGATCGACCTTGGCGGGGTGGACCCCCGTCTTTAGGTCGTGGATGCGTAACAACCCCTTGTCGAAGGAAATGGCATCTGCAGTACCGAAGCAGTTGACCGAGTAGAACAGAACCTGCTCTGGTGTCATCCGAAAGCCGATTGCGTCGTTTACATAGTTGTTGAACGTCACCTTGTTGCGGGGCATGCGCATCTTCAGACGAATGTGCTCGGCAGCGAGCTCGTGAAGACGGGTGCCCTTCGCAGCGGCCTGGGATGTCCGGAAGGACTCGATCAGTTTGTCGGGAGAGTAGTTGAGCCAGTGATACTTACTGGCGGAGAGGAATGCGTGAGCTCCATTAAGCTGTGAGTGATTGTTGAACCTCATTGAGAATCTCGCTCTCGTTCTCGGGGTAGATGAATGCTGCGTACGACATGGCGTACATGGTCCGAACATAGTGTGCCTGGTTCGGACGGACTGACGCGGTTGCGCCTCGCTTCACCTCAAGGGCCGCCCAACGATTCTTGTAGAGGAGAATCAGATCGGGTATGCCTTGAATGTAGTTGGGGTCATTTTTTAGAATGATGATCCCCGGTAGCATCTTGTTTAGCTTCTTGATGAGCTGTGCTTGGAATTGTGACTCACGCATGGTGTGCTCCTCTGGGTAAGCCTATAAGAAGGGATAGGCTTGTTTCTATCCTTCTTATCATTATATGCGTAGATTGCGACAAGGGGTGTCACACGTATTGTAGAGGGGGTATTCTTGAGAAAGGGTGCGTTTTGTTACAGATGTGACTAATGTGAAAATTCGATCGATAAACATCATCAAACATCATCAAACATCATCACTTGAGGGGTGGGTCCAAAAAATGTGAAAAATCCCTATACTATATATATATTAAAAATCATCATCATCAATTAATTATATTATTTCACAAAAAAATGCCCACCCCGACTTTTCGTTGCAATTCCAAGGAAAAGTCCAACAATACGTGTGACGCCGTGGACGCGTTTTTACGTCCACCCCCTGTTTCGAGTCACATTAGTCACACCAGTAACACAAAAAAAGTGGCCACGTCGGTCCAAACCAAGGTGTCACACGTATTGTAACCCTCAATTTGGACCGACGTCACACGTATTCTAACCGACGAATGCCCTCTCGTTGAACACCTTCTTCGAGCTCAATGACCGCCGAACCGCCTCATCTATCGAGGAATGAGACTCGAGAAAGTAGTATTTCAACCGAGAATACGGAGTGTTCAATCGGTCGATCCGACCCTCACACTGCTCCGTCACTCGCCAGGAATAGTTGAGGGACCAGAAGAGAACCGTATCGGTACTAGTACAGTTCCATCCCTCTGCTGCCGAGGTGTACTGACAGATATAGACCCACCTATCTCCTGTTGGAATAGCATCGTGCCGATGTCCATTCCATTGCGCTGTAGGCAGTCCAAGGCTCTCTGAAACTGCAAGTATTCGATCGAGCTCATAGTTGTAATTGTAGAATACGATAACCCCCTCATTGCTTGAGAGTATGCGCTTGGCTTGCTCTGAACGCCAGTCATTATCACTGACCACCTTTCTCAAGATTCTGCAGACCCCACCTGCGTCTCTAAGGGGTTCCTCTGTCCAGGGATCCATCCGGTTCTTCACGACCCACTTATACAAGTCACGGTCGTAGTCACAGTAGACAGTCTCCCTCTCACGAGTAGTGTGTCGCTCCACCGGCATCTCCACAAGGATACTCCGACGCAAGCGCTGCAGCTTCGCCTCCCCTATGTATCGTTTGACCTTGGGGTATTTTGCGAAGCGGTCAAATATGACATGGTCCTCCATGAACTCCGTACGAGTCCTGAAGAATCCGTGAGCCATGAATACCGGGAGGTAGTCCATCCAGACATCTCCAGGGGTGGCCGAGAGCAGAAGCCAGGTGTTCTTACGAGTGATCTTCAAGAACTCCTTGACCCAGCGCCCACTGCCGGAAGCACGCTGCTCATCAAAAAAGAATACCGCGTGTTCTCGATCCGAGTACTTCCCGATGTTGTTCCACGAATCCACCACAATGGATGAACCTGTGAAACTACATGCAGGATCTGTACTCAGACCGAGACGCGCAGCTTCCTCCTCCCACTCAAGGGAGTCCCGCTTCTTAGCGGTTGTGATGACATACAGCGTAGGGGAGCCCTTGACCTTCTTCTTAGCCAAGGACCCCCCTTTCTCGAACGAGGCGGCGTTACAAACCGACGTGAGGTACCACGCCAGGCTAGTCAGGGTCTTCCCCGAACCAACGCCACCCGCCAAGATGCTGCCGTTCTGCAGTTGACGCACCGCCTGAATCTGCTCAGGGCGATACGTAACTGTCATGGTTAGTGTGTTCTCCTTTCAAGACAGGACCCGAAGATCCACTTGTCGAATGCGGACTCATACTCCTCGAGCATCCACCCAAGGCGACCCTCAGCATACTCCTCCTTGCGGAACTCGGAGTTGCTCTTGAGATAGAGGTTTTCCGGTGTGAAGTTTCGTCGGTTTCCATCTTTGTACTGGACAAAGTAGCCATCAGGAATCCATCCAACAAACGCATTCCATACGAGAACCCCAGCTGAGCGCTTGAGCTGCTTCTTGCCTCCTACCGGATACATCCGATAGAACCAGGTCTGTTTGTCAAGGGTGGGGGTTAAAACATGACCAGTCCGCTTGTTCCGAACCCTCCCTAAGTCTGATACCTCGTACTTCTCAAATGGATGATCGAGTACTACCCACTGTTCAGTAGCCAAATCGAGTCTTTCTATCCGACTCCGACTCAGTACATGAGCCGAAGATGTAGTCGTCGAATTCAGAGACGGTCTCGTCGAAGATACGATCCTGCTCTGCGTTGTACTCATCATACCAGGCCTGCCGGTACGCCGAGTACGATACGAGATCCAGGTTCTCGAGACGGGCATTAGCCATGTCACCATTCAAGTGGATGACATAGTGCCCACTCCCGGGCTCTCCGTTGAACGCACGCCAGATAGTCACACCACATCGAACCATGGTCTGCTTACCTGAGTCATCGCGATACAAGGAGAACCCGGGAGCCCCGTCTGAGCACTTCTGGATCCGAAGAACTCGCCCACTCGAGACATTCCGCACCCGACCGAGATCTGATGCCTCATACCTTGAGTAGGGGTGGGGTAAACTTCTCCAGCGCTCAGTCAATGTGCATGGCCTTGATGTGGTCCAGGAGGTACTTCTGCTCGCCAGTGGTCGGATCCGTTACGATACGGAGCTTGATGGCTGGGCGATTGTAGTAGTACCGCTTGTTCTTCTCCTCATCCTGGAAGACAAAGAATAGAACCCCCTTTGCGATCTCCTGAACCCGGATAAGACGCATCGGGACACCCGAGACTGTCACATCCAGGATAACGTCGGCTCGGAGAGCCTGTTTGATCTCCTCGAGGTCCTTGATCTCCTGAGTCGGGTCGTCAAGAGACCAGGAACCCGAGATGGGGTTGTAGAGGAACTTCTGGTCCCGGTTGAAGTTGAGCCGGGTCATGAAATCACTGTCCCGACGCTTGAGGTAGATGAACCATCCCGTCTCCGCCGAAGCGAGCTCCAATCCCATAACAGTCCAGGACTGGTTATTGTGAGTGAAAGCGACTGGGGTCATCTTCCGGAACGTCTGATCAATGTACAGCTCATCAAAGTCGCTGACGCTGAACCGCTTAGTGCTTCCCATATGAATAACCTTCCATGCTTGCTTGGGTCGATACTGGATGAATTCGTACTCCTCAATGTTCTTGAGGAGGATACTCTCTTGCGGGTATGTGTTGATGGTGAACAGTACCGCATTTTCGGTATCTACGTCATAGAGTTGCCGATACTCGAGGATACGCACCTCTCCCTCAGAGGCTTTAAACTCCACATACATAGCATTTCCAGATGCGTATGTATCATGGATATGCGCCAGAAAGTCCTTACCCTTGATAATCCGAGGGGCCTTGTACCATCCGCCGTCAGTGAGTTCCATCGTGTCCTCCTCAGAAATAACGGATCGTGTCGGCGGCCCACTCGACATTCTCAAGGATCCAATCATAAGACTGGTGACCCTTCTCGTTCGTCATAGTGTGGCGAGTAAACTTGGACTTCTGAGCGTCCGACATGCGGAAGGTGTACCAGTGGTCCTTCTCTCGCTCAGCGGTGATCCACAGATCAGTCGAGCCAGGAACACGCATGAAGGACTTCACGTGGTACTGTCGGGACTCGTAGAAGAACGGAGCGGGCTTACCCTCACGAACACTCCAGTAGTCGTAGTACTCCTTGGCATTGTAAGTCTTCCGCTCCTCAGCAAGGAAGAGAACCGACCCATTGCTCATCAGGTCGCCGTTCTTGATCCGCATCTTGGTGATGAGACCTTCAGCGTTCGTCATGTACATAATCCACTGGTCATCGCAAGTGGGCTTGAACTCAGTGACGAAGAGGTCCTTGTTCCGGTAGATGAACGTGGGAAGCATAACCCCATCCGTCTGCTTGAGCTTGGCAAGATACTGCATGCGCAGCTCATAGATGTTGACAGGACCCTCGTCAACCTTGATAAGAGTAATCATTTGGTGCTCCTTTTAATGCGTCGTGGGATGTCGTACTCGTCGAGAATATAGTCCATGAATGCGAAGAGATCCTTCTCAATCTCATCCGCAAGCTCTCGATTCCTTACCTGAGAAACGTCAACGATAAACCGATAGCTGTTGTTCGCAGTCCGCTTCTCGAGGTGAACGGAACACCGTGGCGTACGACGACGCTCCGGGTTCTTGATGTAGTCGAGCACGATCTCTCGACCAGGCTTAAGATCCGGGTTTGGATACAGAGTCTCTCGAGGTTCCTTACCCTCAGCTCGATCTCGCTTACGAGCCTCAGAGAGGGCCTTTCTCTCGAACTCCTCTGACTCCTTGACCGCCTTCAGAATATCATCAGCACTGACGATAAGTCGGCTAGCCACGTGTGTCCTTTCTATGAGAATGGGGAACCCCGGGGCCCTTTTACAGACCCCGGGGTATGAAATCAGCCTCGCCGCATCTCCCTGATGAAGATCCAGATCAGCCAGAATCCTCCGGTCACCGAGACCATGAAGACATCGAACAGGAAGTTGAAGAATCCGTAGCGTCGCATCAGGCAGCCACCTCCTCATCGTACTTGGCGTCGAGCGGGTCCTCGGCGATGGTGACGTACATGGTGCCCAAATATGCCTTCACGCCAGAGTTCCCGTTGACCTCCCAGACATAGGGGTTGATCGTAAGATCCACATTCAGGATCTCTACGTAGTCCAGAGAGTCGACAGTCTGCTCGGTGATATACACCCGGCGCTTGGTGATGTCCGGGATACAAATGATCTTCGGAGGACGAGCCCGGTAGGACACCTCCACCTTGAGATAGTGGGTGAGGGCATCCGGGTCATTCCGAGACTCCCGGGACTTCAGGTTCCACCCATCTCGCTCGAGGGCAGAAACCATGTCCTCGGGGATCTCTACGCAGAAGGTGCGCTTCGTACCACCGGCATAAGGACCAGCGGCGGAGAAGTCCTTGAAGAAGATTCTGGCGTTCTCGATCGTAAGGTTGTTCAGTCGTGCCATTGTGTTCTCCTTAAATATCAGGCGCGGAAATCAGGGTGGACGTTTGAGGGATCTCCCTGTGCGACCTCAAGCACTCGGGAAATGAATCGAGTAAGATTCTTCTTCTGGCGGCACTTGAACAGGATGGTACGGATTCCGCCTGCAAAGTTGATGTCCGCATAGACAATGTTCAGCCCCTTATAGAAGCTGACCTCGGTGTCATCTGGAAGGTCGAAGTGCATCTGGTGACTGTACTTACCGATCCAGGAAGGCTTGACATTGCTTCGCTTGTCAATATACTCCTCAAGCTTGACGTCCTCGAACTCGTAGGCCTCCTCATTCAAGTCACCATTGAGGTCGAAGTAGTCAATGACACTGGGGTTCTTCTTACTCATGCGATCCACTCGTCCTTAAGGTCGATCTTGTCATGCATTACCTGCCTGAGGAACTCGCAGGCGATCTGGTACTCACGGTTGTTGTAAATATAAATGGGCTTGATGGTGATGTCCTCGTCGTGGAGGAACACCCGCATCACGATAATCCGGTGGATGGGATCATAGGTGACGATGAAGCTGTCCCCGTTCTTGAGCTGGTACTCAATGATGTCCGGGGCGTTACAGATGACGAGAATATCGTCAACGTCATTCTTCTCGCGATACTCCACTCCTCGACGGAATGCCTCGAAGCAGTCCTTGAGCTCGATAAACTCAGTGTCGATCCGAAGATGGGTATCGTGGGCGACAATCTTTCCTGGCATGTGTGCTCCTTTCTCGAGGAAAAGCCTATACCCCAAGTTAATGGGGTACAAGCGGAGATCAGTCTTCGATCTCGATGTGGTCTCGGGCTTCCTTGACGGCCTTGACGGTCTCGTCGAACTGCTTCTCGACTTCGCGGGCAACAATTGCACTAGCAGCAACACCAGTGCCCACCGATCCGAACCAAAGCAGAATCTTAGCGATTCCATTTGCGTTCGAAACGATAGGCTTGGTGAGCTTGCTGGCAATCATACCAGCTCCAATGGAGGAGAGTCCGGAGATGATAATCTTGGCAACGGGTAGCATGAGTATTCCTTTCGAGTAGAGGGGTCTCATATTACCCTTAGTTTCTGACGCGGACCCCCGGGCCCTATTACAGACCCGGGGGCTTTGTCAGTTGTCGAATGAGAGCTGAGAGACAGCCCTACGCCGTGAGTCAGGCATGAATACCAGCTCGTTCAACCCGTCGTGGGTGAACATATACGCGGTCCAGTTAACCCAGTTGAAGCACAGGATCTTCTTCTCTCGAGGGCAGGCAACTCGACAGTAACCCACCTGGTCCTTGAGGATACGGGCATTCCAGTACTTACTGACCCGACCCTCAGGAGAATATACAGTCAAAGTGAAGTGCTTGACGTTGTTACCGTAGATGATCTCGTCATCAGTAACAGGATCCCGGTCCTTCTCGATCGAGAGCTCCTGGTAAGGAAGCCAGCTGTTGATCAGATCAGCCATCGTTATCTCCGTTCCAGATATACGGCTCAAGCTCCAAGGGTGAAGGCCTCGAAGTCGCCGAATTCTCCAACCGCAGCCTTTGCATCGTCAGCAAGACCCTCGAAGTAACTCCAGTCGACCCACTCCTTCCAGTCGTCGGCATGGGCTTCCTTGAAGGACTCGAACTGTACCCACCTGTGACCGGTACTGCCTGATGCGGCATGGTAGTTACCATCTTTCTCGCGGAGAAGGATCCCGCCTCCACGGTTCACGGGGACGAAGGCGCCGGTCTTACCGACGAACTCCATCTCTGGCTTCTCTTCTGTTCCGTTGTTCAAGTACAGAGCAGTGGTGACGCTCTTGGTCTCCGCTACGTCTCGAATATCCAGCTCCTCCTTCGAGAAGAGCTCCTTGAAGACGTAGGGGTGCTGGAACTGGGCACCTGTAGCACTCCACTTCCCATCCTCGTAGTCGACATAGACGGCCTTATTCACGAGACACATACGGTCGTAAGTGGCCTCGTGCTCGAAGGTGTAGCCGTACTTCTTGCCGAACTCCATGACCTTCTTGATGATCTCGGGTGTGGCCCTCGGGATCTTGATCGAGTCGGTCTTGATGTGCGCAACGTCGAAGCCCTGCTCCTGTACGAAGTGCTTTAGATCCACCATGAACAGAGCGCCACGCTTGGCGACAATGTTGTCCACGTTCCGGGGGTCCTTGAAAGCATTGGGGAACTTTGCCGCAGTGAGACCGTACACCGAGTTGATGACGATCTTAAGAGCGAAGGCCAGTGCCTCATAGTCCACACCCTCCTCGAGGAACGGCTTAAGAGCTCCGTCTAGGAGAGACCCTGCGAGCTTGTCGTCGTGATGCTTGATTGCTACTCGGGCTTGCTTGATCTCGCTAAAACGCTTAGTGTATCGGTCTCCGAAGAGGTTGAGACACTCGATTGAAGTGGGATGCATGCTCGCAACGTCGAGAAGTGCGACGTCGACGTAGATTCCTGGCTCGGCGTGGACGTATCCGCCCTCACCGACCTCCTCCCCACGATAGGTAGACTTGCCGAAAGCGTACTGATAGCCAGGGAATTGCTCACTGAGATCGGTGTAAACGAATTCACTCTGAGGATTCCTGTTCTTTCCGAAGATGATGTACTGACTGTGCTTGTTGGTCGTGTCATTAGGCGTCAGACCAGACAGTTCGGCAAGCATAAGGCGGGCCTGCCAATCCGCATGGAGGTGGTTGAATACCTCCTCAGTTGCGATAACATCGTTATCACAGTAGGCTGCAACTTCCTCCCAACGATCCTCAGGAACGTTCTCGTCCCAAGGAATACCAAGCTCCTGGTGATGCAGACCCAGCTCGATCTCCCACTTCTTGAGAGACATCTTGGTTGCCGCGAAGTCATACACATCGGTGTATGACAGGTTATACGCCTCGACGAACCCGGCAGTGACGCTGTTCTCGATGATCCTCTTGCTCAAGTCGTACAGCTTGGCGTTGTTGAACCCCAGCGTACGAGCATAGAGAATATGGTTGTCATACTTGCGGCAGTTGAAGCCGATCAACCGCATCTCGCAGAGGGCCTCGATCTCCTCGGGGGTGGGGTTAATCATCCGATGTACGGTCGGATTCCCCTTAACCTTCCAGTTCACGAGGAACAGGTTCGGGAATACCTCGCAGTCGAAGAATACCAGCTCGCCAGTCGGGAATCCCACGGACTTCTCCTCAGGATCCTCGTTGGTGAACGGCATCTCCATCACGGTCTTGATGGCCGCCTCAGACTGATGCGTCGAGTTCATGGCGAATGCCAGCACACGAGGCTTCAGGTCCTTGACGTCATAGACCATCCCCTGTTCCTTGGCGTCACGGAGGATCTTGGCGATGAAGTCAACCGAGGGCTTTGTCGAGGGATGGATCTCCTTCCGAAGGTTGCGCTCAATAAGCTCCCTGACCTTCTTCTCGTTGGCCATGGTGGTCTTGTTGATCACTTTCTTCTCCTTAAACGGCAGCCCTTCAGAAATATGAGCCACCGGGATGTTGTTGCAGTGGGTGACCTTTCTCCTTAAAGAGGAATCACCTGTGAAGACCTTGATCTCAATGTCTTCGTCATAGAGCCTCGCCAGTTCGGTAGGGTCTCCGTCGTAGATGTAGTGGAGGTGAACTCCATTACCACCTTGACTGGTCTCGGCGTAGGTAGGGGGCCATTCTGAGGCGGCCTGTAGGTTTCGATTAAGGTCCTTCCTACCGTCCGTCTTGATATCAAAGTCGATGACGATGTGGTTCTCGGGGACCTTGACATAGTGGACTTCATGCGTGTCTATCTCACGAAGAGTGGTTCGAACGTTTGCCCATCGGAACTGCGGAGTCCCATGGTCTCCGGCTCTTTGGGCTGGACAGTCCGCCAGAACGTCGTCGAGAAGGGACTCGGAGTAGTCGAGGGCCAGTGAATATGGCTCCTCTGGAGAAGCCTCGAGTTCGGCAGGATCCAGTAGGTAATCCCGGAAGCCGGAATATACGTTGCATAGTCTACCGTCACTTGTCCGTACACGTGAATGAAATTTGTCAAAGTAATCTTTGAACTCGTCACGGAAGATGTATCGACTCTTCGGGTACGGGATATTACTCTCACTGCAGTACTCCTTATACATCTTGTATGCCATCGTGAGACTGACGTATGGTTCTTCTTTGAAGACGAGATAATTCTCCTCGACAAAGTTGTAGAGTACGTTAGTCCGGAGCATCATGTCCTGGGGCTTATAAGCGTCGTAGTAGTGCTTACCAAGACTCCGATAAACCCCAAGGCAATGATTCGCGATCTCCCCAAGCTCATCACGGATCTGCGTCATCAAGGTCTGATACTCGTCAGCCCCCACTGTTTTTCCGGTGGGGGAGATATCAATTAGTCGACGGATAATACCAGACTTAGAGTCAGTGATCTTGACAGGCTTGTTAGTACCGATGAAGAGGAGAGCGTTGATTCGCTTGGGATAGCGCTTCATACCCTTCTCGTTGATCAGGATCGTCTCGTGGGCCACCACGCTGTTAAGAAGACCATTAGTCTCGATACGAGAGAGGTCTCCATCCTGATCGATGGCCACGAGCGAACTCTTGCCGAGAGAGCTGGTCGCGAACTGATCTGACTTTGATCCAAGAGCTCCCGCATCGAACGTAGTTGTGTAGCCTTGGAATAGAAGCTCCAGAATGTTGAGGACGGTCGACTTACCAGACCCCGGGGGACCATATAGGACGGCAAACTTCTGAATCCTCTTAGAGTCTCCAGCCACGATGGACCCGATGAGCCACTCAAGCTTTCGTCGAGCGTCCTCATCATATAGAGTTCCAACGAGAGATCCCCAAGCGACTGGCTCGCCCTCATCGAGAGAGTATGGCAGCCTTGCAGTGGCATAGTCTTCCTTTCTAGGAGTACTGTCTGCAAATATAAGCTTGCTGTTAAGCTCCTGCCCGTTGTCAGGGAGCCTGGACTTCCAAGTCTGGAAGCTGGTCCATAGTCCAGTGTTGTAGTTGGACATAGTTTTCACAACGGTCTCGATCTGACCCTTGTGGTTCTTCTGGTGCTCGAAGAGGGACCGGTCTACAAACGTAGCGACGTCAAACTCGTCTGTAGACCAGAGCCCCTTCTCCTCATCCCAGATTGCCTGGAAGTCTCGCCCCTGAATGAGAATATCCCTCGACCGTCCGACGAGGAACTCAGGGTAGATTTCCACCTTTCCACTCTTTGTGGTACGCTCGCAGATTCGGTAGAAATCCATGAGTCTCCTTTACAAGTAATGTTCGTTTGCGTAGGCGTTCATCTGGGCCCAGAGTTCCGCCTTACGCATATCACGTGCGCCATGAATGGGGATCGCGCGAAGAGGGAACATGGATCCGTGTCCCAGCTTCGTGTAATCCCGGTTATTGATTCGCTCGAGGATAGACTCTACCTCTTCCTCGTGGCGGGGGTTGAACAGGGCCTCATCCGTGTAGTCATAGAGACCACAGTTCTTCACCATCTCCCAGAAGTACCATTCCAGAGAATATGGTGTATCGTCATCCTCGAGCATCATATCCATACGCTCGGCCAAAGCGATGAACATCTCGAGCATGGAGCAGTGCTGCTCATTAAGCCAGACGTAGGACACGTCATTGTTCTCTCGAACGAATGCCCTACGTAGGTCAATACCATCCTGTGCACGATTGATGTCGTTCTGGATCGTCACCCGGAACGGCGTCTGGTGCATGATCTCGAGCAGGCTCATAAAGGATTCCTCGGGACACTCAGCCTTGCGAGTATCCCCGGTTCGATCCACAAGCCACTCGAAATATGAGTTATCCGGTGCTGCCTCGATCATTACTCGTCCTCGTAATACTCAACCCCGAGAACTGAGTGCTCGTACGAGTCGTCGAGAAGAGTGATCTCGAAGTCCGCGTGGCGGCTCATGCTTCGGACATAGATGATGGAATCGGAGGCAGACACACCGCTGATGATGTTGTCGAACCAGGACGTGTCCTGCATAGGAACACCCCTGTTATCAGCGAAGACATCGTCCTCCATGTAGTACGTAAGCTCGACATGCTCCTGATGACCCTTAGCCCGGAACTCCTCTTCGGTGATCTGGTAGGCCTCGAAGTGCTGCCGATCCATCGTACGCTTGACTACTTCGTCCTGGTCGGAATCTTCCACAGGAGTCGGAGAGTAGTCCACAGCAACGCTCGGTACCACCGGCTCAGGATCGGGTTCGCGATCCTCTGGATCAGGGCCATCTCCCACTCGCTCTTTGTGCTTCGCTTCAGCAATTTCTGCAAGCTCCTTGTTGATCTCGATTGTGGCTTCCTGGAAGTCCTGCTCGAACTTGCGAGCAAGAACGAAATATACGCCAAGGCCGCCAGTGACAGCTCCGGCTGCGAAATATGCGATCTTGTCAAGCATGGTCACCTCAGATCTTGTCGTACATCACGCCGTCGACGTTGAAGTCCAGCGCCCACTTGGTGACGGTACGGCCGTTCTTGTCCTCGCCCTCGAAGGTGCCCTCGAAGATGTTGAAGTCGACGAAGTCATCGCCGTTACCCTTGACCCAACCAGTCACAGCACCAGCGGGAGTGTGGGGGAACCCGAGCATCTTGTAGACCTCGTTGAGGAAGATGTGCCCACGAGTCTGAAGAATATCATTCGCGTACTGCTGCTGGCACTTGAGGTGGAGCATAGACAGGTCCTCGTCAGCGGACCAGTTCACGTTCTCATCGTCGAAGATAACTCCGTAGGGCGAGACTCCGTCGACAGCAGAGATGGCCTCGAGAGTCATCTCATCCTTGGTGAGGTCCTCGTCAGCGACAGAGACGATAGCGTCCAGCACTGCGTCCTTACCGAACTTGGACTCGACCTTCTTCTTGTAGGTCTTGAAGGCCTGGTCGACAGCGGCATAGGCGGCAGCCAGAGAGGCATTACGCTTGAGCATGATGCCGTGCCCAGTCACCAGAGAGGCGATTGAGGCGGCACCGAGAATAAGGGCAGGGGCATAAAGCTTCGCCAGCTTGGTCGTCATTCGGGTGTAGAGGATGACCTTGTCCCGAGTGGCGTCCTTATCAGTGAGCTTGCCGTCCTCGTGGGCCTCGTGGACCTTGACGAGAAGGGCGGTCTCCTCAGCTAGAGTCTCCTCAACCTTGAGAGTAGCCTTGGAGGCGAGAACGGTGGTCCCGATGAAGCCGACAGTACCGGCTGCAGTCAGAATAGTGGGGGCGTGCTTGCTGAGAACCAGTCCTGCGCGTCCAGCGAGGCGGGTGACAATTCCGAGATTCATTTGATACGTCCTGCTTTCTTGAGTCGAAGATAGATAGCGATTGCCTGGTCGTCTTCCATGCGTTCAACACGGCGACGCCACTTGTCTGAGAATGGGTAGGCGGCGATAAGCTCAAGCCGCACTTGCTGAGGATTCATCGTGCATTGATGTGGTCAGGTTTCGGGAGCTGAAGCATGTAGCCACGACGGCTACGGATCACCGACATGTACCGGGCCGAAGTCCAGCCCCAGTTCTCGTCAGTGTATTCGGTAGTGATACCGCAGAGATCGTAGAGGTCGGCGACGGTGGCAAGACCGTACTCCTCGATGATGTCGCCAAGTCGGTCGATAACGAGATAAGCTTCATCTCTGGACTCGAGCTCGATCTCTGAGAAATCATGGTATCGACGTGTACGAGGAGAAGCGTCTCGGCGATTGCCTGGTGCTGAGCCTGGTCGAGAATATGATCCGTATGAGACACGGGACCCCCCGGACGAGCTGCGAGCTCGAGGAGAAGACTCTCCGAAGAGGAGACGTTCGATGCCCTGACTGACCAGGTCCGAGAGTGTGTTCTTGATAGCAGGGATCGTAACATCGTAAAGTAGATACTCGCCGACATTGTGAATATCCTCTCCAACAAAAGCCGAAACAGCCTTTGTTCCGAAGCTAGACTTCTTCTTGGTGACGGTGGCAGTGGTAACCTGCTCAACCTTCTTGCGCTCAGGGAGCTTGCTGTTGGACGGGAGGTTCGGTCGGATTGGTGCGTTAGCCAAGGTGGCCCCTTTCAAGGAGGTGGGGGCCCCAGATTTCTCCAGGGCCCCCAAATATGGATCAGAGGTTGTTGAGCTCCGTCTCCTTGAGCTTGTCGTCGAGCTCCTTGTACTTCGGATCCTGCTGGACCTGCTTCATGATCTTCTCAGGAAGGATACCGTTGTAGAACTCACGGACGAGAGACGGGTTGTCCATGAGCTGGTCGAAGAGCTCCTCGTACTCGGGAGAGTTGAGGAAGGATTCCTTGATCTGCTCGGACTTGACGAAGCGCTCGCCCTGGCGCTCACCATACGAGGTACCGATGAGGTCGTCGAAGAACTTCATCATTGTGTACAGGTCCTCGTTGTCGATAGCAGCCTGGAGCCACTTCTCGAAGTTGGTGACGTTGTCGTACCGCTTGATGAAGTCAAACATCTCACGGCGAGACATGTGGAAGTAGAGCTTCTTGGTGGTGGGCTCGTCGTCGAAGATACCCTTGACTCGGATGATGTGAGAGAACATTAATGGTTTCCTTTCAGTTGATCTTGAAGTAGTTTTCCTTGGGGGACACAAGGAAGTCGACGGTCAGGACGGGCTCGCCCTTCTCCGTCAGCTGAGATCCGAACTCCACCGAGATAGAATTCGGCTCGGACCAGCCTACCAGCTCCCCAGCCGCGATGGGAGGAATCCCGAGGCCATTGTAGAACTCATTGAGCGAGGCATAACACTCGAGATTGAGCTGCCCATTAATGTTGTTCTCGACTCGGCGAATTGTTTCAATGTCGGACTTGAAATATCGTCCCGAGAATACATCGTAGCAGAGCACGTCTCCTGAGGAAGCGACCAGAACGGATCCGGACACAGGCTTTCCAGCATCTTGAAGCGATTTCTCTGCAACGCGGGACTTAACCTTCTCCACGTCCTTCGGCTTAACCACGTCCGCCACCGCTTCTCGATATCGCTTAAACGCCGCCTCCGAACCTGTGTAAGCCAGTGCGAACGCCGCTCCTCGAGAGTACTGAATACGATTCGCCGCGATGATCGATACCAGAGTGCATACGCCTGCGATGGCCGGGGGAATATATACTCGATATGATACTGCGAACTTCTCCTTCCACGAGAGGTCCTCGGGTGAACGAAGATTGGCTTCACAGTAGTCTGCGATCTTCTCGACTGCGAGCGTAGTAGACTTCGCTGTGAGTACGGCCGTAGCAACGGTCCCGACGCATGCCGAGGCCGTGAGAATAGCCGGAGCGTTAGTCTTGAAGAATTGCGTAACACCGTTCGCATTGATCACTTGTCCTCCTTCTCGTGGTAAGCACGGATCTCCATCCGGATGAGCGACTCGATGTCCTTACGAGTCATTCCAGAATACGTACCTTCAATCCTCTCTCTCCGAGCCTTGAGATAGGTTCCGATCAGGGCCATAATTTGAGCCCATGCACAGAAGGCCGTAAGTGCCCCGAGAATATACAGGGTCCACCAGATGATGCTCACTTGTGCTTCCTTTCAACTCGCTTGAGGCGTGGCTTCAGTTTGTAGTTCTGCGGATTGTTGATGCAATCCAGGATATAATCCGGCGTAAACTCCCAAATACCATTCCCCCGAGGGTAGTGTCGGAAATCGATGGAGTCGGCAGCCATTCGGCGCAGATACTCCCGTCGGTCGTCTCCTCGTGAATATGCGCGAGCTTCTCCGGTTGTCCCATCAACACCAAGGTAGAGTATGGACAGAGCGTCTCCGACGACGATGTCTGCGTGCTTTGCCAGGAGTTCCATAACTCCTCCGGGTGTGAGGATGACACAGCGGTTCGTCTTGGATGAAGATCGGACCAGTTCGTCTCGAGGAACACCATACCGCCAACCTCGGAAGGTTTCGACGCAAAGGAGGTCACCCCGTACTTCCCATTCAGCAAAGCTTTGATCTTTGAGGAAGTAGTAGGAAGATAGGTCCTCTCCCACACGCTTAGGTCGGGTCGTTGCAGTGCGGACTGCATGGTATCCCTCATTCTCAACCAGCTCCTTCTGGAATGTGGACTTGCCTGAACAACTTGGACCGAGAAGTACGACTAACATATCACTCCGCCGAGATCGTGTAGAGAATGACTGTGATTGCGCAGAGAAGGAATCCGATTGCGGTGATGACCAACTTAACAAAGAAGGCCACGTTTGTCAGCCACACAAGCCATGTTGCGAAGCTGATTGCGCCGAAGACGATCAGGAAGATGAGACTGATGAGGATGTAGTAGATCGGTGGTTCCTCGAACATGTGTGCTCCTTTCTCGAGGAAAAGCCTATACCCCAAGTCGGGGTATAGTGCTGAATTACCAGCGGTTGATCTTACGATCACGGCGCGCGATGAAGCGCTGCTGAACACCAACAACGTGCTTCATCCGGCTGTTCGCACCCCTGCCAATAAAGCAGGATGCGAGAACGATTCCGAGGATGAAAACAGCGCTCTTGATGACAGAAACGATGATGCGGGTCATGAGTGGTCCTTTCAAACGGAGGGGTTTCAATATAGGACCGGTTTTTCTCGCGGTGTAGAAAAGCCTATATCCCAGGTCGGGATATAGGATGAGGTCTCAGTCGGTCTCTTCAGAGGCTTCGATCTCGTCGATCTCATCGAGGTCATCGTGCTCAAGCTCTTCAGGGTCTTCCGTGTCCGGAACCGAGCGGAACGCCATGAGGGTGAGAGCAGTGCCGGCTGCAAATACAGCGGCGCCAGCAATCAACTTCTTGGAGTTGCGCTTGATAGCGGGCAGGACAGCGTCCTTGTTGAACTTGAACTCGACGATCTTCTCGTTGGTCTCAACGGGGGTCTCGTGGGTCTCAGTCATGAGGGTTTCCTTTCAAATAGAGGGGTCTCATATAAGGCATAGTTTTTCTCGCGGAAAGCCTATACCCCAGGTTAGGGATATAGGGTGAAGTCACTTGGAGAAGCACTTCCGAACAAGTCGCTCGAACTCTTCCAGGGTATCAGTGTCTTTCAGGGCGTCGTTCTCTTTCTTGAGTCGAAGCGAAAGAAGGCGATATTTTTCGGTCTTCAGCTTCTGCTCTTCGTGAGCAACGGCGAACCAGATAGCTATGATCGTGGTCATGGCGAGGGCGATGTAGGTCATTGTGGTTCCTTTCTAAGGGTCTTCAATATACCCACAGATTCCATCGCGAAAGCCTATACCCCATGTAGGGGTATAAACTTGAGTCACTTCTTAGAGGCTCGGTACACGGCCAGAAGGTCGTCCACAATCTTCTCGGCATCGGACTCGATATTCTTACTGAGCTGTGTGTAGTACTTCTTCTTGTACTCGTCTCGCTCGTTGGTCATTTCATAAGCGAGGTAGAGGAACAGAAGGGTAGTGCACACAGCTGCAGCAAGGAGGATCGACAGGATGACGATAGTGGTGATAGCGGCGGCAGTCATGGGTGTGTCCTTTCAAAGTAGGGTCTTCAATATAGGGTGGGTTTATCTTGCGAAAAAAAAGATAAGCCTAGATCCCATGGCGGGATCTTTGGCTGGAAGGTGGTAGGATCAGAAGTTCCAGGTCTTCTTCTTGCCAACCATCTCGGCGACAATCAGCAGGGTGCCGATGACGACGAATGGGGCGATGACAAGAGCGAGGAGGGTGGTCATTGTGGTTCCTTTCTAAGGGTCTTCAATATACGGTGTGTTATTTCTGCGACTCATGTTTCTGGTGTGAATAGGCAAAAAAAGATAAGCCTAGATCCCATGGCGGGATCTAGAACTGTGTCAGAGGTAGTAGTGGTCGTACTGCTCAGAGCTCAGTCCAGTGGCAGCAAGCTCCTCGGCGTAGTCGAGGGCGGCCTGTGCAGCGGCGGGAGAGAGGTTCATGAGAGTGTCCTTTCTATGACGGGTTTCAATATAGAGCCCGTTTTTTACGCGAAAAAAAAGATAAGCCAAGCCCCCCATGCGTATAGCACAGGGGGCCTGACGAATCTCAGAAGGGTTTAACCTTCATGATCAAACCGAACGCTTTCGAGCTGACGACTGCAAGTCGCTCATACTGGAGGACGGCTACGATACCGGCCAGTGAGGTAGCTGCACCGAGAATTGCGTCTTTGCTGAGCTTCTTGCTCTCGCCAAGGGCTTTGGCTTTTGCAAGAGTCTCGACATTTCGAGCAATTGTGGTGTAGTCCTCACTAGATGGATCGTGAAGCTCGGCCTCCTTCAGAGCAGCTTCAATTGTCTGCTGAATGGGGTCAGGGTTCTTCATAGATGGCTCCTTTCTAGGGGTTCATTATACCGCAGGTTTTTCTCGCTTAGACCTGCTTGACGTCCAGCGTCACCTTACCGTTACGGAGCATCTCGGCGACTCCCTGGTCGAAGGTGGCGTGGATCCCCTGGTCCTCGGACACGTGAAGGGCTCCAGAGGGCTGGGTGCCCTGGTACTTGTTGGAGCTCACGCCGAGGAGCACACCAAGGAAGGTGTCGACAGCCGCGATAGTACCAGCAACCTCCGTGGGAGCGGGGAGGTGCCAGAGTGCGGCGAGGGTGACGTAGAGAGCACTGGTAGCGGGAAGGCAGACCAGCGCAACCCACTTCAGGATGTCATATGTCTTGTTGTGCATCGATTCTCCTTGCTTGAGATGCTTAGCCATTTTCTTTCTTCCTCCTAGCGGGAGGTCTTGGGGTAGGGACCACGGGGAGCCGTTTAACTTCGTCGACGATTCTCTCAGCAAGACCGTTTCCACCGAATTCCAAGTAGGGATCAACGAGGTACTTCATGAAGTCCTCGTACTCGTCAAGGGTCAGGAACCCTCGGTGGATATAGGTCTTTCCGACATAGACGATACGGTCGTGTGCCATCCCCAGGAGCAGACGGGTGTTTGCCGAACTCTTCTCTCGCCGCTTCTGAAGGTATGCCCAGAACCCAGTTGAGCTGAATATACCTAGGAATACGGCGACAGTGAGATCCAAGAATGGACTGAAACCGAAGTGCGTCATTTTAACCGATCAAGAAATACGGGCGAATACCGAATCCATAATTAATAGGGGCGGTTGAGACCTCACCGTTGGCCTTGAGATATACAGCGGTACTCTGGTGGGAACGATCACGGAGCCAGTACTCATAACCCGGGAAGATCATGGTGTGATTCTTCTCGAACGCCGAGAGCTGACCAAGGTTGAGAGCGTTGCCCTCAGGACCGGCGCCCATCAGTCGACGACCGAACACCATGGTCTCGTCAAGGAGCATGGCGTATGAGCTGTACCAGGTGTACGAGATAACCGTTCCTTCAGTGCGGATACCCTGAGAGACTCGAGTCCAGCCCTTCATGAGGTTGTCTCCGAATACAGACCGGGCCATTCGCTCAGCCTGAGCAAGCCCAGACTTATTGATCGTGTGATCCAGATAAGAGCCCGTGAATGGGTTGGTATCATGAAGTGGGGCATTATATAGCGCCTTGTCGGGTACAACTACCACGTGGTGCTGCTGGATAGGCGTACCGCCGACACCGTAGAAGTAGTTGAACGCTGCAATACGCCAGTTGACACCAGCGTAGGTCCAGTAGTCACCAAGGTACATACCACTGAAGGTACCGTTACGGATGCTCGACATGTAGTTCGAGACACTCGTACCGAGAGAAGCTCCACGGTAAACAGAGTTGTGCATACCGAAGTGGCTGATGTTGACCATGTTGTAGAACGTCGATGACGTCTCCAACTTGGACGAGACATTAGTGACACTAGACTCGATCTGTCCAGCCCGAGTCTCAAGCTGAGAGATCTTGGTGTTCTGAGAGTTATCGCTAGCCTTGAGGTTGGCAACATCCGTCGAGGTGTTACCACCAGCATTCTGCAGAGCGTCTCGAACGGTCTGGAACCAGTTGTCGAACTCACCCTGGAGCTTAGCCTGTAGCGAGTTGAGGTTGATCGTGCTTACCGGTCCACTCACGTACGGGGTAAGGCTGGATCCCACGAAGTTCGTGATCGACTCAGCACCAATGGCTCGAGCGTTCTTTACGACTCGAATGTTTGCAAGGATCATGTACTTCTTCTCCCCATCGCTCGGGATGAGCGGGGGATTCGGAGTAGCTGAGGCTGTGCCCTTGATGATCTCGAGCTTTGCGCCTCGAACAGCCTTGGAAATATCGACAGACAGAACGACAGAGTCGATACGATCCAGAGTAGCATTGGCGGCCTGGACGGCAAGTGTCTCGTCACCGGTATTCTCAACCCAGCGACGGTTGAGCCAAGCCTTTCCAGATCCAACGAAGATGTTCATGCTGTTCGCAATAGGGCGAACGAAGAACTTGTCCCCGACATTCGGGAACACCCCGTCGGAGATGATTCCGTCAAACAGGGACCCGAACTGGTCCGCGTCGTATACCCGGTCACCATTCACCGAGTTGTAGAAGCCACTATTAATGGGCATAGGTTAACCCCTTTCTCGAGGCTCGATAATCTCGCCCGGACCCTTACGAGCGAAGTCAATACGGAAGCTGTCGCCATTCCACTTGCCTCGAGAGGTCATGGAGATGGTTGGGACCTGAGAGAAACCATCAGCAGACCAAGACTCTGTCATCTCAGTAAGCTGTGCCTCAATAGGCCTTGAGTTACGCCCGGTGGGGACATAGTAGAAAATATCCCCGACATCGAACCCGGTTCGGAACTGGACGTTCGAGAAGCTATCAATCTTACCCGAGACCATCTCGACAGGGGAGTACTTGGGGAACATGGCGTCCAGAACCCAGAACGGATACCAAATCTCGCTCAGAGATCGAATATGCTGCTTCTGAAGTTCAGTAAGCTTGTTCCAGTCCTCCACCTTGTAAGGCTTGTGGACCTGGGTGTTGTCCCACAGGACCTCACGTCGGTCGACTGGGTTCTCGGATCGAATGATGTGCTCTCGAGTGTGGGTCGATCCATCGGCAACCCACTGAAGATCCACATCACCACTGTCCCAGATCTCGTAGATAGTACTCTTGACGTCGACAATACTCTGGACAGACTCGAAGTCACTGAAGTTGTCGTTCGCCTCAGACAGGGTAATCGTCTCGATAAGGTGCGGGGCCTTGAGATAGGTATGATACCCACCCTTCTCGAGCTTGACTCGATAGAACATCGAGTACCCATTCGGCTTACAGGCCGAGATCACGTTCCGGAACATCTCCACAGCTGGGTTTCGATCATAGATGATCCACTTGCCATCCTGGAGCTTGTTACCGGTGTCATTGACATACGCCAGCTGAGTGACTTGGTCATTGCGATGGAAGTGGAAGTTCGGAAGCTTGCGGTTTGGCTCAGCGTTGTCTCCGAAGTGTCGGTGAGCGATTCTCTCGGCAAAACCCTGGGCATCGAATCGACCCTGAGCATCAGGAATGACCCAGCTTCGGTGAAGCTGAACCCGCCACTCATACAGACTCTCGAGCGATCTACCAGTGTACTTGTGGAGATATACTCGGTTGTCGATCTGCTTGATATCCACCGTCTCGATTACCATGACGTACTCAGTATCGTCCCTTGTGAAGAAGTTACCGAGTCCGTACTCAGGGTATGATGATGTAGAATATACCTGGAGCTCGAACTGGCCATACTCATAAGCGCGCTCAGTCCAGTTCAGCGAGACAAACGTACTGGGAATCTCGCGCTTATCATCGAAGTTATCTTTTTTCGTGTAGAATAAGTGCATTAGATTCCTCGGTAAAGGCTTTCGTACTCGATAGACACGCCCAGGTCCTCGCTGCCGCCAGAGTACTGCAACGACAGCGTATTGATACCAGGGTGCATCTTGATCCATTCACTCCCCGGAGCCAGAACACCAGTGATGAACGAAGACCTACCACCAGCGTGATGGACAATAGACTTCTTACCTGGACGGGTATCCACCACAAGCTTCTCGCCAGCGTAGAACTGACCAGCCCTCGAGATGGACATGGTCTCATCGAAGGTGGTGTTCGAGATAATGAGGTTCCCTACTGTCCCGAAGAAAGTGAATGTGATGGTAACTCCCGCGGGGGCATCTCCGTGGTATCGGATGTCCTTACCCGTGGAGTTGGTCATGTCACCAAAGATAAGCTTGTGGTTGCCTTCGGAGAAGAACGGGAACTCGAATTGTGGAACTGTGTCGTTGAAGCCGACAACCTTCTGGATCTGAGCAGATGAGGCCTTCCAATACGGGTCAAGCCCGATCAAGGATACCTGGACTTCCTGTCGCTCTGCGAAGATGTTCGGCTCGACAGATTCCACGATGAAGTCAGACTTAGCACTGACCCAGTCGGTGATCACCTCGAGGGAGATGGTCTCTGATACTCCGAAGTACTTGTATAGCTTCCTCCGGAGCTGCTGGATGTCCTCCCCCCAGGGGATCAGAGTCAGCACAACATTGCGTGTACCAACCCTGACCCCCTTGAGGAAGGCTCCGTCAATCAAGGCATATCGATCCATACTGAGATCGGCCTTGACGGGTCCCAGACCAGTAATCTCCTTGATCGCAATCCCCGACTGGTAGGGGTCACGGATGTCGATAGTAAGTCGTTCCCCCGACTTAGTCGTGGACGAGATCTCTGAGATCATAATGTCAACTTGTCCTTTGCCATAGCCAGCTGCGTGTTGGTGTTGCGGTAGATAGTAGCCGCATCCAACGCCTCTGGCGAGTTGTTGGTCTGGTTGAACGTGATGTTTGTAACACCATTTTGACTCTTCGTGTCAGAAGTGTCAACTGCGATCGGAGCAGCCGGTCGAGCGCTGTTTGCAATGCTCGCGGTGACTCCGACGGCGGGAATAAGTCCTCCGATGCCTCCAGCCTGCTTCTTAAGTTCCTCAAGATCGAGGATAGGTTTGATCTCGGGCTGGAAGGATGGGTCTTCCTCGATGAGGTCGTTGACTCCATCAAGGGCTTTGTCCAAGGCATTGTAGGCGGCCTTACCGAGACCAGTGCTGGCCTCAGCGATGTTCTGATGCTCGTCACGGATACCGATAGCGAGTCCCTCGCCCATGTACCCACCGATCTCCTTCATAACTCGAGAAGGTGAGTGAATACCGAGCGCGTTCTTCAGCTTCGAGATACCATTCTTGGCACCCTGAACAAGCTGAGAACCGATCTTCCAAGCCTTACCGGCAAGACCACCAGTCACACCATCGATGATGGCCCAACCGATCTCGAGACCGACCTGACGGAACTGGGCCGAGTACTTGGTGATCGCATCTCGGACGCCTCGCAGGAGCTGGAGGACAGTCCAGAGACCCTTATCGATAATCTTCGGACCATTCCTAGCAATCCCGTCAAGGAAGTTGATGATGACGTTCGTAGCTGCGTCAATCACCTTACCGATGTTATCGGCAATACCATTCAGGAAGTTCGCCAGGATCTCAGCGCCCTTAGCTCCGAACTCGTAGGCGTGGTTCGAAAGTTCAGTGAGTAGTGCCTGGATAAGAATAAACAATGCTGCAACAACACCGGGGATGTTTACGTTGATGGCGTAGATAAGTGCCCCAATGAGCTGACCCATAGCTACAGCCAGCTCCGGAGCCTTGGCTCCGAGGGTGATGATGAAGTTGGCAATGGCGTTAGCTAGGTCAATCGCCAGCTGGGGTAGAATGGCGCCGAGCTGCTTGAGCCCCTCGGTCAGTACCAGGAATGCTGCGGCACCGGTAGTGGCACAGATACCCAGAACAGCAGCAAAGGCCGCCATACCAATCGATATCGGTAGAAGCGCCAGACCAATAGCCAGTAGTGCAGCGGTCAATAGCACCAGTCCGACCGCGACTGTCTGAGCAACAGCAGAGGCAATCAGAAGTACCGCGAATCCACCGGCAAGAGCCACAAGACCGATTGCCAACTCGCCCCATGAGATGGTCGACAGCTGCTTGAGAGCTCCGGCCAACAGGATGAACGAGACCGAGGCGATACCCAGTGCAACGGCACCATTTTGAAATGCGCTGGCTGCAGCCATAGATGCGGCAAGGATACCAAGTCCGATAGCAAGACTGATAAGTCCCTTAGCTAGCGTTCCGATACTCATGCTGCCGAGAAGATATACCGCACCGACAAGAGCAGTAACTGCAGCAGCCATGGCGAACATTGACGCTGCTCCTCGAGCATTAGAATGTCCAGCGACCACCAAGGCTGCAGATAGTGCAGCGATGATCACGCCAAGAGCAATCACACCCTGAAGTAGCTTGCCGGTGTTCATCGTACCAAGCATCCAAATTGCGGATACTAGGATGTTGCAGGATACAGCAAGCGACAGGAGCAGTAGAGCACCCTTACCCATGTAGGGGTCCTTGCTAACCAGCATCATGAATCCAGCGAGGATTGCCACGACTGTAGCCAGAGTAACGACACCCTGTACGGCCTTCCCGGTGTTCATGGATCCTAGGGTGTATACCGCCAGCGATAGAATAACACAGGAGGCAGCCAACGCTAGGAGGATGCCAGCACCCTTCTCAACCCCCTTGGTCTCTGCCATCTTAGTCATGAATTCCTGCATGGTCATCATGAGAATCTTCATGGCAGCCATACCAATTACAGCACCCTTGAGATCCATCCCAGCAAGAATTCTAACGGCGGTAGCCATCAAGACCATAGCGGCACCGAGTGCGATAAGCATTGCAACGATTCGAAGCGAGTCGTTCTTGAATGCCACCATCTTGGTCATTGACTCGAGCATATCGTCCATCATGTTGAAGAGGAACTTCAGGACAGCAAGAGTGACCAGTAGCTTCGGAGCAGGAACCAGTGACATCAGGATTAATGCGCCAGCAAGAACGCCGAGGGCAATTGCAATCGTTAGGAGGGCCTTAGCCTTCACCTTCTGCTCAAACGCCTCGAGAACCCCACCAAGTTTGTCGAAGACATCACCGAGTTTATCAGCAACATTTCCGATCTTGTCGAAGTTCTTCTTAAATGAATTGATCCATCTAGTGAATGCAATAAGCACCCCACCACCGATAGCTCCGACAAGAATCTTCCCCATGTCATAGGACTTGAGATTGTCATTCGCATTGCCAAGAGCTTCACCAACAGCGCCGAATGCATTCTTAACCGCATCCTTGACCTTAGGAGCGAACGTCTCGGTGACGAAGTCCTTGAACTCCTGGAACTTCTGCTTGATGGTATCGAAGAGCTCCGGAAGGTGGACGGCTCTAGCGACCTGCTCGATGTCCTCAAACCACTTCTTGAGGAAGTTCTCCTTAGCCGCCTGACCAGTTTCCTTAGCCGCCTGAGCTGCGGCAGTACCGACCTCAGATACAGCTCCCGCCGCTTCCTTAGCCTTGGCCTTAACCTCGCCGTGACCGTTAACCCAGTCGCGGAAAGAGACGGCTACTTCCTTGACCTTACCACCGATGTCTGAGAAGGCCTTCCCAAGGTGGTCCCAAACACTACTATTTTGAATAGTGTTCCATGTTTCAATTAAGACTTCCTTGAGCTCGACCAGTTTCTCCTTGAGCCACTGGACCTTCTCGGAGATCTTGAGCTTCTGACCGAGTTCATCGAACTTGGTTCCCAGAGAAGCGACAATTGCCTCAGCCGAAGACATGTCTCCTAGGTTGAAGCCCTTGAAGTAGTCAGACAGAGCGGCTTTACCGGAGATCAGCTTAGCCTTAAGCTTGTCGCCAACACTTCCGGCGAACTCGTTGATCTTGGACTTGGCCTTGTCTACTCCGCTGTGGATGGAATCCATCGCGGCAGAGAACTCTCGACCAATTACCGAGTTCTTAAGAGCGTCCTTGACGAGTCCGAACTTCGAAGCGAGGTTCTTAAGTCCCTCTCCGGCACCCTTGACCTTTCCTGTGAAGTCGATCCACATGATGAAGTCGTGGATCTTGTCAGAGACCCACTTGATGGCCTTGCCGACCAGATCAATTGGTGGTAGAAGGAGTTTTAGAATCTTCCCGCCGAGATCAAGCTTAGTGAACCACTGGTCAAACCAGTAGATCGCCTTACCTAGGACCTTCGTAATCTGGAATACACCAGAATTGATCCCGGTGAATGCCGGGAACAGGGCCTGTACGATGTGTGATGCTACTGTAAAGATAACCTGTGCAACTTCGCCGAGAATAGTAGCAAAGATGTGGAATATTGAGAATACACCAGTAAAGGTCCACTCAAGCTTCTCCGCAAAGTTATTCGTAATGATGAGCTTAGACGTGAAGTTCTCAAACGCCTTGGTGATACGGACTAGGCCTTCTGCCGTGGCGTTCATAAACACTCGACGGAAGGCGGTACCGATCTGGCCGAGTACCTTAACTATAGCCCAGAAGATATTGGCCAGACCCTGAACCAGAGCAGTCCTACCACCGAGATCCTTCCACATCTGTAGGAACCCGTTTCGCGCGTCAGCGCTGGCCTTAATAACGCCACCAAGCCAGTCGCCAATAGACGTGAATAGAACCGATGCCTCTTCAAAGTCACCGAATAGAATTTCGAATGTCTCTGCCCACCCAGAGCCGATAGCTTCCTTAGTGGTGTCAACTAGCTGACTAAACGTTCGAATCTTGGTGGCGGCGTCGAAGGCACCCTGAGCAAACTGCTTGAGCTTATGGGCCTGCTCCTCCGAGTAGCCCATCTCGACAAGTTGTGCCTCAGAGAGGTCGTTTGTCAGAGCAGTCAGGGTGGTCGTCATGACCTGGGCAGTAAGCCAATCTTCTTTGAGGGACTCTCGGAAGTTTCCATCCTTAGCGATGGCTTCATCGTACCCGGTACCCATCATCCGTGAGGTCTCGATAAGAGCGTTCCTGAATGACTCTCCACCCATACCTGCCTGGACCAGTGAGTTCCAGTCCTGAAGGTGGACTGCGCCAGCCGCGATAGCCTGAGAAAGCTGAGTGTATGCCGTGGCTGTCTGCTGGGCAGTTGAACCCGAGGCCGCTGCTAGGTTGGACAGACCCTTAATCGACGCCACAGAGGTTTGTAGGTCAACGCCTGCGGCGGTGAACAGACCAATGGCGTGAGTCATGTCACTGAAGCTGTACACCGTCTTATCAGCATAGGTGTTCAGCTCGGCCAGAGATGTCTTAACCTCGCTGAGGGTGGTCCCCTTCTCAACTGTGTTGGCCATAATGGTCTGAATGGCTCTCATTTTGAGCTCATACTCATTAAAGCCATCTTTGATGGTTCCGATGAAGCCGGAGACCACGCTTCGACCCGCGTTTAGTGCTGCGACACCAATTCCACCGAATGCGGTGACGGCAAGCCCCTGCATGACGGTCATGTTCTTGCCGATGTCGAGAGCCTTGGTGGCCAGATCGCCGAGGGTGGTGTTCTTAGCGATCTCGCCGATTCGAGAAAGACCGTCCGCAGCCCCCTGCATCTTCAAGGATTCCTTGAGTCGGTCCATACTGGACGCGGATTCCTTGATCGCAGAAAGGAATTGCTTGTTGTTCATCTTGAGCGAGACTACCCGCTCGTCAATAGTTGCCACTACTTAGTGACCTCCTTCCAGGCCTTCTTCGCTATCTTGTCGAATACGGGCCTGATAGCGGGGTTAATGTAGTCTCGGCCAACGACATACCCGCCATTACGGGTGCCGTGACCATACTGCAAGATGACGGCGATGTTTACACCGTTGTTTACGTGTGAGTTGGTCCAGGTGATTTGCCAGTTGTTACCGGTTCTCGTGACTTCGTAGTTCCAACTAGCTGCCGTCTCACCCGACCTGGAGGGGGTCGCCGCCTTTAGAGCAGAAACCCCCTCCTTGCCGAACTGATTCATGATCAGAGCCAGGTCTAACTTCGTCATTCTGTCAAACCAATTCCTGGTGAGTTTCCAGTCTCCCTGGCTCTCGATCGTAATCATGATTCTCCTAGAATCAGGCCTTCAGCTTAGCGAAAGCCTCAGCATTGGGAACGGCCCATCCGACGATGGTGACACCGGCAGTCTTTGCAGCGGCCTCAGCAGTAGCCTGCTCATCCTTGTTGGCGACCAGGACCCACACACCCTCAGGGAATGCGGTCTTAGCCGCCTGCCAGGCACTTGCGCCGGTGCTAGCCGGGAGGACGCCAAGCTGCGCATCCTTAACCGACGAGACCTGCCAGTCAGCAGCGCCATCCGTGTTGTCCGAGACTCGCTTCAGACCAGCATAGTCGGTCTTCATGATCTCACGCAGCTTGTTCTGCCCGCGGTAGTGGATCGCGAAGTACAGCTTACCGGTCCGCTTGAGCAGGATGGGGATAAGCTTTCCGTCAGAAGACCGGTACCACTGAGCCGAGTTATCCACGATACCATTCCGAATGTTCGGAAGGACCGCGATGTTCTGCGCCTCCAGAGTATCCAGAGCCTCGATCATACCGGCGACGTTCACACCGGCATTACGGATCGTCTGGAGGCCTGACTGCGAGAACTCCTTCCCGGAAGCGTAGTTCTGCGGAATGGCCACTGCAGAGTCATTCGTGTCAGCCGTAGACTGGATCGGAAGTGCGATCTGGTCGGGCTTGAGGGCGGCGACTGCCTTAAGCTCCTCGAGGCTGTAGGCGATTCGTCCAGTCTTCCCCCATCCTCCAGGAAGCCAGGCCATAATCGGAAGACCGGCAGGCTTAGGTTGAGCCGGGGGAGGTGTAGGAGTACCACCGGGGTTAGGTGCTGGAGGCTGAGCTGGTCCAGGCGCGGGTGTCACTACCTTAGTGGCAGGAAGCACCGGTCCCTTAGACTGGGCCCAACCCTCGATTGCCTTGTACCCTTCCGAGATTCGGATAGCCAGCGCCGAACCGAACGCAGTAGATCCAGCCTTAGTGGGGTGAGTGTCATCAGACATCAGCAGAATGTCACGAGTCCCGTCATTCTGCTTGTTAGCCTCGTTACCAGTTCCAGACAGAACGTCAGAAACCTGAACAGTGGGAGCCCCGGGAGTAAGCGGGGTCTCGCCAGAACCAGCAGTCCAGGCCTTGGTCACTCGGTAAGCGACACCACCGTAGACAACGACATCGCCCTCGGCATTCTCTCGACCCTCACGGAAGGGGACGGCCTGCTTGTCGGCGATACCCAACCAGTCGATGAATACGACACCGTTAGCCACACCACCGGCAGCCTCGACACCGGCCTTTTGGGCCTTTACGTTGACGTGGGCATCACGAGACTGGAGTCGGCTCACGGAGGAGGGCTCTGGACCAACCATGATGATCGGAACATTGGGGAGCTTAGTGCGAACCTTCGTGACGAAGTTCCGAACAGCCTCCGTAATCTTAGAACCGTTCGTGTCGCCGTTCTCCACGACCTTATCGCTGTTGAGAGATCCAACAGTGACGATCAGGTTAGGAACCGATGCGCACACGGCGTTGACTCGAGAGTCGACCTCGAAGCTGAGGTTCCCCTCCTTTGAGTGAGCGAACCCACTACCATCCACGGCGCTAACCATAGGAACACATCCAAGGAGCCGGGAAGCAGCGGCAGGAAGGTTGAATCCGGGACCCATCATGGCCTCAGTAGACCATGAATCCCCGAAGAAACCAACCGTCGGAACCACTCGACCGGGCTGAAGCGGAAGAGAGCCGAGAACAGTAGATAGACCGGCGCTACCGCCACTACCTCCAGACAGAAGTGGAAGCGGACGGGAAGCAGGTCCAAAGAAGATGTCTGGAGCAATCTTTCGAACCGGTGCTGCAGACACAATGTCGATTGTCTCGCCCTGGATAAGAGAGATATGCTTGGTCGAGACTCCAGTGGGAGTCTTGATCTCGACAGTGTGAGTCCAATTTCCACCGGGGTTAACACCCGCGCCAGGAGCAAGGATCTCGACTCGGATGGATCCGGCCTGATCGGTGGTGATGAGGTACTCACGCATAGAGACCTCGGTACCGTTGAGCGTCGCGGTGGCCCCGTCAACATCTGGGGTGATTCGGACTGTGGCCTTACCGTTCTCACCACCCGGAATAGTACCAGTAACTGTGCAGTATGGTGCTGCCATTTTGAGCCTCCTACGGCTGCTCAGCTCGGTCGAGCATTGCGTTCACCTTAGTGTTGGTCTCAGCGCCATAAACGCCATCGACCTCAGCTCCGATCGCGGCCTGGACGGCCTCAACCGTTGCGTCATGAGCTTCCTCAGAAGCCTCGCCCCAGACCCCATCCTGCTCAGTACCAACCACGGACTGCGTGAAGGCCACGCCGAAGGGGAAGGTCTTCCCGCCCCAGTTCGAAGCCGCAGCCAGAGCGTAGCAGCGAGAGCGGGTGTTCGGACCGGCAACATTGTCGGGGTTAGCCCGAACGGCGCGCTGCAGAGCGCGGATGTCAGCAGGGCCAGCGGGAGCAGAGCTTCCGGGAGCGTCGGTGTAAGCGGGACGAATCACATAGGCGATCGACTCGCTGCGGACCCGGCGCCAAACACCGTTGCCAGCAGACTGCGAGCCATAGCTACCAGAGGACGTGTTGCCCTCGATAGTCTGGATCGTACCGCCTCCGAGATTCTTCTCGACGAATCCCACGTGATCCGTTCCGCCGCCGTCCCAGTTGTAGATGACGACATCTCCGGGCTGGGCGTCGTAAACTGATACGAAGTAAGCGTCAGGGTGCTGGCGGACCTTGTTGACGGTGTAGTCAGTGTTAAAGGAGAATCCTCCAATAGCGTCAATCTGCCCGCACTCGTCCAGACACATGCTAACGAAGAGCATGCACCACCACACATCTGTGGATGATCCAGCAAGCCACTGCTGACCAGTTCGAGCTGCCCAGTATCGGCCAGCTTCGGATCCGGGCTGAGGGTCGTCTGGTGCATAGTAACCAATCCTCGCTGCGGCGCGAGAGAGTACGTTGTCTGCGACGCTCACTTCATCACCTCGGTAGTCTGGGAGACGTGAATCTCCTTGTCTTCCATAGGATCAGTGCCGATGTGGGCCTGCGGAGCAAGCGCCTCCTCGGGAATGTCTTCGTGACTGATCATTGTTATCCCTTCGAGCCAAGCTTCGCTCGCCTGGCCCTGTTGAGTTCCCTGTTCCGTTCCATAATCTCGGACTGGGACATCTTCTTATCGGGCTGATTCTTTTGGTTGCAGACCCGAATGAGTGTGAGTAGTCGGTTGATGTGCCATGTCTCACACTCGAAGGGGATCTGGCAAGCGATCATCCAATAGTAGATGAGCTCGGATGAGGTATACTCACCAGATCCAGATTCCCCACCCGGCTCACGGATGGTGGTTGCGGTCATCGTATCTGCCATATAGGCGCTGATACGCTCAACCTCAGATGGGGGGATCCTATCCAGGAGCGACGGGTCGTATTCTTCATCAGTGATCATGCACTTGATGTAGAGGGCCATCTCCTCAGCGGTGACTTTGTCGTTACCAATGAGGTGTTTATGGGTAATTGACTCCCATTTTGACAGCGCGACCAGGTTGTGCTCCAGGTGCAGGACTCCGCCAGGCATGGAGACAAATGTACCTGTCTCCTCGTCGAACCCGTCGAGATCCGGGATAGAAACTATAAGCATTGCAGGCACCGAGGGCCCAGGAGTCTAGGTCTCTGAGCCCCCGGTGTGGTATATCAGCCTGCGAAGTGAGCCTTGATCTCGTCCGGCAGGAGGAGCTTGGGCTCGGTAGCAGCGCCACCGCCCTGGGCTCCACCGTCAGAACCGAACAGCTTGGCCTCGAGGGCCTTCAGCTTACCGGCATCGACGTCGAGAGACGAGATGGTCAGCAGGGAGGTCGGCTTAGCACCGCTCACTGTGACAGGGGTGGTGGACAGCTCCCAAGAGAAGGAGATCGCCTCGGGAGAGTCGTTGACGGTCTTGTACCCCTTCTCGGAAGGAGAGGCCTTGCAGCCGTACAGGATGTGGAGCTTGTAGCCCTTGTCCTGGCCTGCCACGTCGTCACCAATCTTGGTTCGGTAGACGAGGCCAAAGGCGAGTCGGTCCTGCTGACCGATCTTGACGCCCTTGGTGAGCTCAGCAGAGCCGTCGCACTTCTCAAACTCATCGGGGTAGGTGTAGGCCTCAATTGTGGCCTTCAGCTTCTCGGCCGAGAGCATGGAGAGGTACAGAATGTTGTCGGCGTAGAGGTCAGTAGCCTCGGCGCCCTCGGGCTTCTCAGAGATGGCGGTGATACCATTCCAAGCAACGCCCTTGCCGTACATCTTCTGGGCCGGGTCGTACACATAGAGTGCGCAGTGGTCGACACCAGTCTCAATACGGCGCTCACCGGTCTTATCCCAAGTGAGAGCTGCCATTTTATCTCCTAATAGTAGACGTCGAAGATGTCGTGATATAGGTTGTCCGCTACGAGTCGAGACTCATGGCGGCTGAACAAAAGGTCCTCGATCTTCATTCGTGTCGGGTCCTCGGGATGCCGGGCAATCAGAGTAACCTGGAACCGGTTCGCTTTGATATACTTGATGTTGTCCGCGTACATCGGATCACCCGGATGCCGCTCGTATACGATGCACGGATACGAGAGCTTAAGCGACGGGGGGGGCTGGGGAAAGAGCCTG